TGCTATTGCAGAGGCGTTGTCACCGCTCAACCCGCCAACACGCATAGCTGAGATTGCTTCTGATCGGCTAAGGCCAAGCACCATAGATGCATGAAAATCCTTATTGGCCTCATCGAACATAACCTTACGGCGATTCTCCATCTTGGAAAATTGTTCACGGATCTTAGATTCTGGAACATTGCCAACCGCGCCGTAAGTCTCTGTAAATATCCGCCCAACATCTGTCATGTTCGTATTGAACCTAGATGCCTTTGATTCGAGTGCTTTGGATATGTTTAGAGACTGAGGACGGATACCGAATAATGCAGATAGCTCCTCTGATGGCTTGTACACGCGACCATACTTAGAGACGGATGTATCTGGTTGCCCTGTCAGAGCGTAGCCAATCCTACGGATTTGAGATACTGTTGCAGGCTCGTTTTGACGCGATAGGTAGCTAATTGTATCCATCGCCTTATCAAGTGTGCTGTCTTGAGGATTGCGGATCGATCTACCCTGTGGAGTCTTGCCATAGATCGCGGAAACTATTGAATTGGCAAGAATGCTTGGACCAATATAGGACTCAAGAAATTCTTTTATAGCACTATAAATTGAATCCTCTGGGTCTCTTCCAGACATAACCGCTTGGAATGGTCCGCGCATAACTTCGTATGGATCGGTATATGAAAGGTCAACGTATCCAACATCCTTGCCGTCCGATCCTGTGGGCATAAGAGAAGCATTCTTTTGATAGGGCGCAACAAAGCGTCTTAATGCGGTCATCTTTCTTCCAGTAAAATCAGTTGCCCACATACCGAGTTTAGCAATGCCCACTACTGCTGTTGTGGCTGCAATCATGTAAATCATCCTGCTGATTCCATACTTACGCATACCAGGCGTTTTCAAGTCTTCTGCTGCATACCTAACTGTATTGGGAAGACACCTTAGCATTTCAGACGGCCAAGATATAAAGTTCCCAAATAGTGGCTGGAGTCTAAGTGCCTTGATAAGCTTGGGAACACGCGAATAGGTTGGCCTAGTATTCTTCACACGCTCGGCTCCAATAACCTCTGCCTCTTGGCGTGATATCTTCCTGCCATCCATCAATTGCTTTGTCTCATTCTCCCACGCCATCAGCTTAAATAAATTATCCCCAGCGCGGTAGGTCTTGTTTAGAGTATCAATGGTGTTCTTTGCGCCTCTCTTTATCATGCCGAATCCAGTTCCAACACGACTTACAGTCTTTCCAGCTAACTCCTCCGCAAAGTCCATTGTTGAACCCTTGTATTGCTGTGCGTCTTTGAGCATCTGGGTAAACTCATTAAGAACAGTATTGTCGTAAACGCCAAGCTGAGTTGCCCTAGTTAAGTAGGCGCGACCTTCCTTGGTGTCCATGCTCGGCACGCCAAACTCAGCCAAAACTGTTTTAATTGGTTTTAGGCTTCCACCAAACGCTATGTTCCCATTTGCCACTTCAATCAATACGTTTGAAATAGGATTTCTAAACTGAGCCTGAATGCTTCCAACTGTTTTGCCCCATTTAACCCAGGCATTAGCCATCGAGTAAAGCTGGTACATTGTCCCGCCCTTATGCATCATCTCAAAATTCTCGATAGCATCAACAAGTTCTTTCTCTGCATACAATCCATTTAGTGGCGAGCGAGTGTCCGAGCCGTCTGCTGCAATCTGTGTGGCTGCATTGCCAGTAGGTCTTTCAAAGAACAATTTGTTGGCAACCCCAAAATCCTTTAGCTCATTCAACTGCCTTTGTGATTGCAGAAGATTGATCATCTTACTTGCTGACCTGGCGTAATTGATTACTGGATCGGTGTACTCGCCCATTAGGTATCTGATCTGCTCTGGAATATCTTGCCTTCCCTTTGTAATCCCAAGCCTCTTTCCAATCCCAGAGGCTTGAATTAAAGACTCGAATGGCTTGTCTTTGCCTCCTTCGATCATCTCTTTAATTCTTCCCTGCACCTCAGCCTCTGTAACGGCTGGGTTCGCTTCTTTCATTTGATTCCTTACAAAATTTTCTGCTATTGCAAATCTCTTTGGATCTCGCTTTTTCACAAGCTCTACAGTGTATTTAGGATTATCTTCTCTCTCATAAGAACGAGTAAGATACTCGCCTTTGTTCATTCTGATGATGTCGGCCTTGCTTAACCCAGACGGCCCAACCTCTTGCGAGAATGCACCAACTTGGATAAGACCTTCGGATAGGTTGTCCAACTGCCTACGCATTTGACTAGCTATAGGTTGAAAGGGTTCTGGCAAAATAGTCACATCGGAAGTGCCACGCAGGAATTGGTCTAGCTGACCAGATTGCTCTGGCGTAAGCCTAGGCTTGCCATTCAAAATCCTAGCTTCTTTAGCCAAATCCTTGAGCGTAAAATCAATCTGCTTGAGCATCGCCTGCGTGCGCGATCCCTTAGACTCCATGATGTCGAACATCTCTTTGGGTAGATTGCCTTCCGTGGTGAGCCACTTCTTTGCAACCTTGGCCGCACCTTCTTGCACATCGGACACAATAAACCCAGCCTCACCAGCCTTGCCACCCATAGGGCGAGGAATGGTTGGTTTTTTATCTTGTTTATTTTTTAATTTTACGCTTTTTTTAGAGGCTTCTATCTCCTCTCGCATTGCTTGTCTTTTTAGAATCCCAGTAGATTTTTCAATCATTTCTTCTCTAGTCATTTTTGGGGGAGTATTTTGCGGAGCATATGGATCATACAGCGGCATTTGCCCTGGCTTGTATTTATCACCTGCCCATACTTTCCCGTTGTAACTGACGAAGGCAACAACCTTGCCAGATTCGTCCACTAATTCTGCTTGGGGAAGTTGACTTGAACCTAATTGCGTTTCCTCTCTGGCAAAAGAATACTTCTTGCTGGCTTCTTCAAATGTTTTAACTTGTCCATAGGCTTTACCAGCTATAACAACATTTAATGTTGGTATTTTTTCTATCTCTTTTGTTCGCTCAATAGCTTGTGTGGCCCTCGTTTCAGTAATTGGTTGCTCACCAGCTGACAACGCCAACCTCTCCGTACTAGGTAACTGCGTCCTAGGCGTGACAAGCTGACCCTCGCTTACAATCTCGCCTTGCAAGCCTCGCGTGTCTAGAATAATCGCCTCACGATTGATCCCTTGCGATTCAATTGTAAAAACGCCTGTCCTTGGCACTGGATCGTTTAGATCGACCAAGCTTTCCTGCATTGGCGTAATAATCCCACGCCGTTGCATCTCTGCTGTATCGGCCTGTGTTCCTCGTACGTTACCGCGTACGCCTGCTTCAGCTAATTCTACTGGAGGTACTGGTTGTACTGGTGGCAACTCGGCAGTTGGCATTTGTTGCATCGGTTGCTTTTTGGGCAATGTAAGCTCAGTCTTCTCAAACACCTGTTTTCCAGCCAAATCAACTGTTGTTCGTTTCGCCGACTCAACTCCCCTAGCTCCAGTTTTCTGTGCTTCAGCCAGTATGCCATTCCAATCGCGGTATTCCGCTTCGGTAGCCTTGCCAGCTTTAACTCTTTCATTTAGCGAAATAGCCTGTTCCCTGTTATATCCCTTGACCCTGCTTCCGCTTCCTAGGCCAGCAAATAACGCACCAAACAAAGCATCTTCTGCAATCGTACCAGGGCTAACTTCTCCACCAGTAATTCCCCTAACTCCAGTACCAACGCCAGCACCAACTGCCGCTGAAGTTCCCACAGCCTTCCCTAGTTCCTCAACTCCGCGCCTTACTCCTAGTTCCCTAAAAAGTGTTTTGCTTGCTTGAACAAGCTGTGCGCCACCAACTGTTCCAGCAACAACAGCGGGAGCATATTCCCCAGCCTTAGCGTAACCTGGCGCAAACTCTCTTGCCCTAGCGACATTGGGCGTGAACTTTTGTAGGCCAGCCTCGGCCAATTCTCCTCCAGCTATTGTTCCGCCTACTCCACCAGCAATCGCTCCAACTGGTCCACCAAGTAAAAAACCGCCAGCAGTTCCAGCAATACCACCAAGAAGTTGCGATGACCCCTTAACCAAACCAGCAGCACCAGCCGCTACTTTTACATCCGTTGGCACATCAACCGCATCCTTATTTACAAAATCATCTATCTGAGCATCCTGCTCTGGCGTGTAGTCCTGTAGGGACGCAGCGTATTGTTTTGTTTCAGCACCCCATTGGCGAGCTAGGTTAACTTGTTCTGGATAGGTAAGAGTTTTGTAATCCTCGGAATCCTTAATCTCACTCCACGCTGGAGGTTCTTCTTGTCTTGGGGCTGGTTGTGCCTCGATTGGCATTCCAGCTAGTTCTCTTATCCTATTAGCTGAAGATAGCTCCTGTATTGGGGCTTCAGCCATTTTATCTACCTAGTCTTGATTTGATCCAGCTTGCGGCTTGAGGTTCTTCGGACTCTCCAAAGAAATTATTTAATTGCACCTTAATTGACTTTGGAGTTTTAGGATCTCTCCACATTCTTTCTGCTTGTTCATTGCTATAAGAAATTGTACTCAAACCATCAGCACCAGCAAGAACAACTTTTCCACCAGTAGATGCCTTTACAAGTTCTTTCCTAACATCTGCGCTTGCCATTCTTACGGCAGTATCACGATCATATCCTTCTGCAATATATGTATCGGCAAGTATTGGAACTTGGCTTGTATAAATTTGCCCATAGATATTTGCGCCTGCTGCGCCAGCTTCTGATGCGAGAACAGTTTGTTTAACTCCGCCCATGCCAACATCCGCAGTTTGCATTAAAGACTTCCCGCCAATAAGAGAGTTCTTTGCAGAATCAATTTTAGCCTTTCTCATTTTGGATTCAATATCAAGCTCACCCTGCATCTTGCTTGCCTCAAGAATGCTTGGACCACCTGGGGCTGTCATTCTTGCACCCATCTCCTCGCCAATAGGAATGCCAAATTCTTGTTGTTTTTGTTGTTCAAGGAATGCTGTTATATCAGCCGCTTTTTTTGCCTTTCCTACTGGCGTTTCTTCAATTGTTTTTTCTGCTTCTTGGCGGCCTTTTTCTACGTCTTGACGAAGTTTCTCCATTTTGAGAGAATCTTCTTCGGCCTTTACAGCGGCTTGTGCAGCATTATTTGCGCGATACGCCCTAATGCTATCCATTTGCCAAGGCATAGGAATAAGTGGATCTTGCGGATCTAATCCCGATTTATTAACTGCCATAAATTATCCTATCTTTCCATCCATCCACTTGCGGATGATTGCCTTTATCTTTGGCTTGTTGCGTATAGATTCTGCAATTCTTTCTCCATACTCGATGTAGAAGTTTCTCAAGTTGTCTGATGCCTTGGTAAGCATCCACTCCCTAAATTGTAGCCACTTAGGATTGTCTATGCCGTAAACTTCGCGAGCAACCCAGCAAAGAATTCCTCCTGTTGCCATGCTTCCAGCACCACTCATAAGACTTCCAACCCCACCAGCAATTGAACCAAACTCTTGACCAAAGCTTCTGTAAGTTGCAGCTTGTGCTGCTGTCCTTGCGCCATAGGTGCTTGCAGCATAATTAGCTTGCGTATTGTAAAGTTTATTAAATTCGCTGGTAAGCGCAACAGGAATCTGTTGATCCACCGCTTGGTAGAAGGGCGATGCCGTAGATTGCGCCTGCCCGAACTGACCAGGCAATGCTTGGTTGGCCTGGATGTACTGTTGCATCGCGCTCTGTTGCTGGCCTGTACGCTGGTTAGCCAAGTTGTAGATAGAAGGTCCACCAGCGACAAAGTTGGAAGCCGCACCAAGGCGATTCTGTTCTAACCCCTGACGTAAGGCTAAGTCGCGTCCAGCAGCCGCACCAGTTGTCTCTCCAGAACCAAGGAAGCTTTGCGCTGCACCATAGCGTGCAAGCTTGCGTTGTTCGCCAGCCGCACCAATCTGCGATGCTTCTTGCACTGCTGGTCCAAGGCCAAAGATATTGCCTCTAGCAGTCTGCGCCCCACGGATGGCTTGTTCGTAGCCACGGCGTTCTTCTGCGCCAATGGTCGATCCTAAGCGCAGTTGGTTCATCGCCTCTTGTTCAATGGTGTTACGAAGTTCTTCAGTCTGCGGAGTAGTAGTTGCGCCTAGTGGTTGAGTAGCCATCTGGCGGTACTGACGGCCAAGACCAACAGCAGTCTTGTATGACTCTGGATCAATCTGGCGTAGTTGCTGTGTAGCTCTTTCTTCTGGAAGCTGTAAGTACTCCCTAAACGAAGTGATCTGACTAGCAGCTTCAGGAGAGCCTACTGTGATTGGCTTGAAATCTTGTATCTTAGAATTTGCTTCAACGATTGCGCTCTGCACGCTAGCCAAATCTGACTTCAATTGCTTAACATAAACATCGCTGGAGGTGCGTCTAGGATCTCCCGCTGGAAGTTGATCGAGTAAAGTCTGGGCTGAGTTAAGTCTTTCGGTAATACCAGCAACCTGAGCGTTGCCCCTGTCATTGATAGATTTTAGGCTTCCAAGTCTGCTATTATTGTAATCGTTTAGAATCTGATCGTCTGATACTTGAAAATTGAGTCTGGTGGAAAGGTCGGAAGCACCAAAGTTGTTATTGGCTGAAAGGGATTGTACTGATGGTGATGTCATGTATTGTCCAGTTTGCTCATTGAAGTTTGGCGATCCGCCCATATACTGAGTCCCGCCACCAGCAAGACCAGCAATTTGGCTGGCAAGGCTGTTGTAAGTATTTTCTCTGCTGGTGACATCAGATAAACGACTCTCATAAGTATCTTGAAGTTTTTTTTGTTTTATCTCGTTGCTCTTTTGAATGGCGGCAGAATAGCTTTCTTGTCCAGCAAGTGCAATGCTTTGCAATTGATTTTGCTCGTACTGGCCTCTTGAAATATCTTCACTTCCGTAGTATGGCTTAGGCTGAACCTTTACATTTGAAGTCTTGGATGTTATATTTCCATCTTCATCAACCGAATAAATTGTCTGTTGAGCCATATTATTTAGCCGTCCCAATCGTTAAGTCTGGATTGGCAATGTTGGTTCCAATAGTCCCATAGATGTCTTGGGGTGGCATATTACGAGGAGCAAAGGCAACGCTAGGCTCAACAGAGGCGTAAGGTGAAGTTCCGTAAAGCCTTCCGAACTGGCGAGTCATTTGATCCCCTAGCCCACGATTCAAGGCGTACGCCTGGGGGCTTTGTTCATACGACCTACGCAACGCTTCGGTGGTACGCTGTGAGCCAAACTGCCGTTCATTCTGTAAGGCAGACAGGGTTGCTGCCTGCTGGTCTAAGGCCGATAATTGACGCTCCAGCGAGCGTTGCTGTGGCATATACTGGATACGAAGCTTGTTCTCCATCGCAGCCATCTCTGGAGATTTCTCTAGGTAAGTCTCAACATTCTTCTTGTAAGCATCAGCATTAGCCTGCGCTACCGCTGCTGGGTCGGGCGGTGGAGGCGGTGAAGGAATAGATGGAGAACCACCCATATTAAGCCAAAGCTTTCTGCATAAATTTCATATAATCGTACTTTTTTTGAACTCCATTGCGTTTGAAGATTAGGCTCCTGCGGGGGCCAAACCTATCCCACAGGATAGTCAGCAGGCATTGCATAGCCCTTCGGCTACGAGCAGTACTTCTACCATCTGTAGAGGTCACAGTCAAGTCAACAAAGGCAGTATCTCCTTCTGGTCTATGTAGGTAATGGGTAGGTTCTTCTGATCCGTTAATTACCCTAGCCACCGCTACCCCTACTATTTCCTCGCCATCCTTGGCAACCCCAACCATGCCACGCTGGTTGTACCAGCTAAACCATTCCCTAAAGATAGGCCAGCGAGACTCTGGCACGCCAGATAGTTCAATGTACTCCATAGCGTTCATATGGTCTTTTGCACCTCAATGGTGTCTGGGTTGGCTGCTGCCATGATCTGGCGAATAGCCATCTTGTTTGCTGAACTGGAAATCTTTATATTGATTAAACGCCATTTCTCGTACTTGCGAAGGTCGCTGGCAAGATTCTTCTTAACTGAGGAAGGAAGTATGGCTGGAAGGGTAAATGGCAAGGTTAGCGTTGAACTTGCAATGTTTATGTTCGGAGCAACGCTGACATCCCCCACATCAACGTCACGCTGGATGAATACGTTGGCATCACTAGAGAACGAGTTGTCGAATACAACCTCAAAGTGGCTGCCATATTTTAGCGAGAAAGGATCGTTAAAGCTAAAGTCCTTAGTTCTTACAAATGATTCATAAGCCACGCCTGCATCAACGTAATCAGAAGAAGTTGTTCCAGCGGGACTCTTATACCCAGCATACTTATTTATCACTCCAGTTGTTGTTTTAAGCATCAGCCTTGAGCCTTCAGCGTTAAAATTGGTTAAGGCAAACTGCATTGCTTTGGGAGTCCAGGTTCCCTCAAACGCACCTAGCGCAGTGTTATACACCAGCAATGTATCGTTGGTATCATTGGCCTCAGTAGGTATAGACAAGAAGTATCTATTATCGTAGTACATGGCAGTAGATACTGCGATGGCCTGCGTGTTGATGCTCTGGATAACGTCTTTAACTATCTCTGAAATAGGTATTCCAACAGAGCTAAAGTCATCCGCTACTGACCGCACTAGCGACCTAATACCATTGTCCGATAAGAATAATATATCGCTACTCACTTGAACCGCAGTACCAGTAGCCACGCACCCTGTATTGTTGGATATGATAGACACAATCCAATCGGCTGCCGTGACGGCATCACTTGGAACTTCCACCTGGAATACCCTGCGCTTCTTGAATACGATGATCCTATTCTTGTAGTAAGGAACGATTGCTGTTATCTCGTCACCATCATCGCCGTTGACAACGATGCTGTTGGTCGCATCCCATACTGAAGGATCTAATATATCCGAGGCGTAAAGCGTGTTTCGGTAGGCTCCAGAACCAACAGCAAACAGCCTATTCTCAGTGTTAATCAAGAGCCTCAAGCCTTGTGGCGGTGGGCTGACAGTGGCTGTAGCAGTTGCCCCAGCACCATTGCCAATGATTGTGATTGTTGGCGCGGTTGAATAACCAGAACCACCATCAACAACAGTCACGCCTGTTACCGCTCCACCAGCAACTGTTGTAATAAAGGTTGGAACTGTTCCACCCCAATCAGGTCCAGTAGCGATTGCAGTTGCGCTGGTGTATCCAGTTCCAGCAGTAGTAACTGTTACAGCGCGAACCTTGCCACCTTGCCTTGTGATAATGCTACCATTCCAGAAATGACAATCTCCGTCAGCATCAGCCAAGTACATCTTGTCATTAAACTGAGCCATTGACACTTCGGTTGTGCTGAGTATTGAATAACCATTAGCCCATTGCTGGGAGTAAGAATTCCATGTGCTTGTCGATTCGCTCCAGGTAGCATCAATTGGATGCATGGTAGAAGACCCATTTGTATCAATACTAAAGAACCTTCCGTTAGTTACAGTCAGCAACTGCTCATTGGCAGCAGTCTCGTAGTAACGCATCCCACCCACAGAACCAACTGCGCTGGTAGCAGTAGTGCAAAAGTTTGTTGTACCAACGCGAGTTTCAAGGTTGCCCTTTGGGGAAAGGGTCATGTTTTGTAACTGCTGTACTTGGTTCTCGGCTAGTAAGTCAGATTGCAGGCCGCTAGCTTGCCCACCTAAAA